AAGCTAAGGAAGAAAGTACGCTTGGTGAATTTTTGGAACAGCCTGAAGGAAGCGATCTTCACAACATTAAGATGTTGGTGAGTAATGGGGAGAAGGCTAAACAGATAACAGAAAACAACCTAGAGCGTCTTAAGAAGGCAGGAGATAGAGTGGCCTATCTGAAAGAGAAGATGTACTATCCTATGGAAGTGGATGACATCTTCCTGAATGAGGACACAAACATATTTGATATAGAAGCAGCCAAGCGACAGAAAGCTAGGCTCATTAATCAGGAACGTACAGGTACACCTGTAATATTGTTCCATGATGGAGAGAAGATTAGTCATGAGTTTACAGACAAACAACCCATCACTAACTTCCCTCTAAAGAATACGGATCTGAAGGATGCTCCTGTAGTGGTATATGAGTTTCCTTTAGAAAACCCACCGTATGGACTCTATGTAGCAGGAGTGGACCCTTATAGACAGGGACAGGCTGCCTATTCTACATCATTGGGGTCTGTATATATTTATAAGAGAATGCACGACATAACTGGTGAGAAATACCAGGATATGTTCGTAGCTTCGTATTGTGCAAGACCTGATAAGAAGGAAACCTGGGAAGAACAGGCTAGACTTCTTATCAAATACTATAATGCACGTACGCTCTGTGAAAATGATGATATCTCCTTCATAGAATATATGAAAGCTAAAGGAGATGCACACTACCTCGAGAAGCAACCTGAATGGTTGAAAGAAGTGGTACCTGGAACAACAGTGAAACGTGATTATGGTGTACACCGTTCAGCAGAAAAGATAAGAGATTATCTACATAACTGTCTGAAGAAGTATATGGAGGCTGTTGTGTATCAGGAAAAGAACGAGGATGGTGATATCATCAAAGAGGTGACAGGTGTGTCAAAGATATTTGATCCTGTTCTGCTGGAAGAGATAATTCAGTATAACGATCAGGGTAACTTTGACCGTATTGTGGCTGCAGAACTTGCTATTGCTCAGGCTCTTAAGATGGACCCTATACTTGGAAAGGTGGGTGGATCAGGAGATGATAAAATGAAAGCATTCTTTAGACCAAATAAGAAAAACCAGCTATTTACAGAATCAAGAGGACTATTCCAAAGAAAAAAAAGTAAATTGTTCACATAATGGCAATTATTAGATATACCAAAGATGCTACCATTAGGTATGCCTATCTTAACATCTTTCCTGACCAGTTCAAAACTGATAAGGAGAAGCAAGATGAAAGCTGGATTAAAAACACGATGGACTACTTTGCAAACAAGGCTTACGCTGAGTTTGTAAAGAACAGAGATACATTTGTTAAGAACTATGACCTAATGAAAGGCATCCTGAGGATGGAAGATTTCTATCAGGAGCCTCAGGTGCGTTCATTCACAGATGTACTTACAGCAGATCTGCAATTGCCAGCCTATGTAAAGATGTACTCAATCATCACCACTCCTGTTAACGAACTGGTTGGTGAGATTAGTAAACGCCCTGATACATTCAGAGTGAAAGCATTTGATGATGATAGTAAATCTGAGGAGTTAGAATTCAAGACACAGATTCTTCAAGAATATGTTTTGGGAAGAGCTAGACAACAGATCTTAGCAAATGCTGCTATGAATGGCGAAGAGCTTTCTGAGGAAGAAGTGCAACAAATGACAATGGAAGATGTGCAGGATGTCCTAGACAGTTACACATCTGTAGCTGAGAAGTGGGCCAATCATGTGCTTACATGTCAGAAGGCTGAGTTTAATCTGAAGGAAAAATCAGAAGATGCCTTCAGAGATATGCTAATTTCTGGACGAGAGTTCTACCACATCTATGAGGACAACTCTAAGCTAGGATTCAATATTGATGTGGCTAACCCTAAGAATACATGGTTCCTCACAACCCCTGATAGAAAGTATATTTCTGATCCTACAGGTAGGGCACAGGGTGCTTATGCTGCTGGTACAGTGCAGGTTATGGAGCTTTCAGAGATTATTGAAAGCATTCCTGATCTCACCAAAGAGGAGATTGATCACCTCAGAAGTTCACTTCAAGACTATGGATTAATTAACGTACGTGAGTCCAATCTTGGAAACCCCAACGTGGTTCCTGGTATTGACTCAGTGACATATGATACATTTGACCCGCTTGTTCTCCAAACTCGTATGATTATTGAAAGCGAGATGAAAGAGAACAGTGATGGACTGAAAGACTTCTTGGGACTTACATCAAATGTGTCTTCATTTGGATACAAATATGTTGTTGTTAGAAGCTATTGGTTAAGTAAGAAGAAGATTGGTAAGCTTATCTATATCGATGAACTTGGTAATGAGCAGTCTGTTCTAGTAGATGAAAACTACAAGAGCGGTACAATTCCCACACAACAGAGTTTGGAGTGGGGATGGATTAACCAGTGGTATCAGGGTACAAAGATTGGTCCAGATATCTATCACGTTAAACCATTCAAGCTTCTTAACTATTGTCCTATCATTGGTATCACCTTTGAGGTGAAGAACACAGAGGCTAAGAGTTTGGTTGATTTGATGAAGCCCTTCCAGGTGTTGTACAATGTTTGTATGAACCAGTTGTACAAACTTCTCGAGAAGGAAGTGGGTAAGGTGTATTTGACATCCATCAGACACATTCCCGTTCCTAAGGATGGTGATGCTCAGGATGCCCTAGACATCTGGGAAATGGAAGCTCGCAACAGGGGTGTTGTGTTTATTGATGACAGCCCTGAAAACCTAAAGAGTCCTTCCAGCTTCAATCAGTTTAGAGATATTGACCTCACACGTACACAAGAGATACAATCTCGTTACACACTGGCCCAACAGCTTAAGAGCGAATGTTGGGAACTTGTAGGAATGAGTAGACAGCGTATGGGATCTATATCATCTAGTGAGTCTGCTACAGGTGTAAACACAGCTGTTCAGCAGTCTTACTCTCAAACAGAGCCTCTGTTTATAGCACATGAATATGTAATGGGTCAGCTCTATCAAGCTATTATTGATGCTGCCCTGTATGTAGAAAGCAAGAAGCCTCAGTCCACTCTTAGCTATATCACTAGTGAGGGTGAGTCAGCTTTTGTTTCTGTTAATGGATCTGACTTAAAGTTCCGTGACCTGAAAGTGTTCTTGACAAATCGTCCTGAGGATACACAGATGTTCAATGAGTTGCGTCAGCTGGCCCAACCTTTGATGCAGAACGGTGGATCTCTGTATGATGTAATTGAGCTGTACAGCACCAAGTCCATGAGACAAATGAAGAAGGTGTTCAAGGATTTGCGTGACAGACAGCAGAAAATGGAAGAGCAGAAAATACAGATGCAGCAGCAACAAATTGAACAACAAGGTCAAATTGCTCAAGCTCAGATAGAACAAGCTCAGGTTCAGAAAGAACAGGATATAGCTAATGAGAACTATCAGAATGAGCTAGACCGTATCAATAAAAAAGAGATTGCTCTAATTGCTGCGGAGTCCAAGTCTATGGGTATGGGACTAGCTGATGTTGATGAGTCTGGAACTCCTGATGTGCTGGAAATCAGTAAGATAAGTGCAGAACGAGATAAAACTGCAAAGGACTACCAGATGAAGATGGCTGACATCAACACAAAGAATAGACTGGCTGCTGAGAAGCTAGCTCTTGAAAGAGAGAAACTTCAGGTGGCTCGTGAGAACCAGAGAAATGACTTAGCTGTAGCTAAAGAGAACGCAAAGGGTAGATCTAAAAAACCTAAGAAGTAATGTTTGATAGGCTAATAGATCTCATATCAAATTGGCTAGAAAAGCTTCTTCCATTTTTCATTGTTATGGATTATGAGGAGGCTGTCATTCTTAGATTTGGTAAATTCCATAGGGTGGCTAAACCTGGTTTTCACTGGAGGATTCCTTTTGTGGATGAGCCCATGACAAACCACGTGGTTGTCACCACACTCAGTCTTCCTCCCCAGAGTTTGTATACTAAGGACAAACAGAATATTGTGGTGAAGGGGGTTATCAAATACAGGATTGCTGATGTACAGACATTCCTTCTGGAAGTATATGATGCACAGGATGCTATATCTGACATGACCCAGTCCATTATTAAGAACATTGTAATGGATAAAACCCTCGATGAGTGTATTGATCCTGAGATAGACAACACGTTGGCTAAGAAGGCTAGAGTGGAAGCTAAGAAGTGGGGTGTTGAAATTCAACAAGTTACGCTCACAGACCTAGCTCCCATTAGAAGCTACAGGCTTATAAACGACACGGTGATAAACAAACTTGATTAGAGTAAAAAACATTAATGCTATATTATCTACAAAAATGGTGTATATAGCACTCTAACTCTTTGTGATTCAATGACCTTTGTATATTTTTACGTCTTATAAACCAATAAAAAACAACTACATATGGCTGAGAACCTTGATACGCCATCATTTGGCAACTTTAGTATTGAGAACACCATGGAGATGGGTCCTGGTAGTACAGAACTTCTTAATGATCTTTTGTCCCCCGAAACCTCTACAAGTAGTCCTGATCAGATTCAGGAGATTGTAAAAGAGGCCACTCCTCCTGAAGCCCCCAAAACACCAGATGTTCCAAAGGGTAAGGAGATTGTTCCAAAAGAAGATGGTAAAGAACTTTCAGGTCAAGACCTGATTTCTAGCTTCCTGGGAGATAACGCTGGGGATGAGGAAGAAGCGCAAGAAGCTGATCCTCAACCAGTTAAGAAGAAAGCTCCTGCTGCTGAAGCTAAACCTGCAGAGCAAGCTCCTGAAACAACTGAAGAAGGTGGAGAAGAAGAGCAAGTGAGTCAATTCACAGCTCTGTCTAGAGACCTCCTCAAATTAGGTGTCTTTTCACAGGATGAAGAAGAAGAAGAATTAAATATCTCCACCCCTGAAGAATTCCTAGCACGTTTCCAAGAGGAAAAGAAAAAGGGAGCTATTGAGGTGGTGAACAACTTCATTGGTCAATTTGGTGAAGATTATCAACAAGCGTTCGAGGCTATATTTGTAAAAGGCGTTAATCCGAAAGACTATTTCGGTACATATAATAACGTAGTGAGCTTCGCTGATATGGACCTGTCACAAGAGAACAATCAAGTGTCAGTAATTAAGCAAGCTCTAGCTGATCAAGGGTTTGAGCCTGAAGACATCAACACAGAGGTTGAAAGACTCAAAAACTACGGTGATCTGGAAAGCGTAGCAACAAAGCACCACAAAGTGCTTGTTAAAAAGGAAGCCCAGAAACTTGCCCAAATGGAGCAAAAAGCTGAGGTGGAGCTACAACAGAAACAAGCTGTAAAGAATCAGTATATTAATAACGTTCAGCAAGTCCTTCAGGATAAGCTGAAATCTAAGGAGTTTGACGGAATCCCCATCAACCCTAAGTTGGCAAACGAACTACAAGACTTCCTGCTGGTAGATAAGTACAAAACAGCATCAGGAGAAACTCTCACAGATTTCGACCGTACCATCTTAGAGTTGAAAAGACCTGAAAACCATGCAACTAAAGTGAAGGTTGCATTGCTACTGAAGATCTTAGAAAAAGATCCCACTCTATCTACCATCCAAAAAACAGGCGTTACAAAGAAATCTAACGAGCTGTTTGGGGAAGTTGCTAGACAAGTTACAAAAACTAAGACAGCAAGTAGCTCTCAGCCTTCTAAACAAAATTCATGGTTTTTATAATTTTTTCTTAAACACAAAAGGATAAAAAATGGCAATTCAAACAATCCCAGGTCTAACTGGCTTCACGTATGCTCGTGTCGCTTCTATGGACAAGCGTGCTGTAGGTAAGCTGACTGACGCTAACCACCTGGAGAGCTTTCACTCAACCGAGCCTGCTGATTATGACAAAAAGATCATCAGTCTCTATACACAGAGCTCTCTGTACAGCAATGACTTCCTTGACATGATCAACAAAAGCACGCCTTATTACATTGATAATAATAGCGATGCTTGGAAATGGCAAGTAGCTGTTCCCTACAAATTCCCTAAAATCATCGACGTACCAAACTCTACTCTTGAGTTGAGCAAGCCTGGTATCGATGGTCAAGAGTTCCAATTGGTACTTGACACAAACGAGTTCTCTAAGAACGCAATCGTTTCTGTTGGTAGCCGTCAGTATGGTCCTCGCTTCTATGTTATCAAGGATCCTATTCCTTGGAACATGGGATTCTTGTACAGTTTCACACTTGTGACTGACAACCCCACTGTAGACTTTGTAAGTCCTACATTCTTGCAAGTGGGTATTGAGCTTGAGCTGGTAGATGCTGCAATCGGTGAATTCGATCAGGATCTGCTTGGTCTTCCCCGTTTGGGTGAGCAAATCACTATGTTTGAATCTTTGGGTTCTGCATATGGTTTCGAGCACAAAATCACTGAGTGGGCTGATGACAAAATGATGCGTGACTCTGCAGGACGTCCTTTGGATATCCTTGTATATGCACCTCAGCGTCGTAACCAACTTCCTTTAACTCGTAACGATGTTAAATGGGAGCCATTTATCGAGTTCTGGATGCGTAAGTCTATGCTTGAGTTGAAAGTTAAGCGTATGATTTGGTCTCGTCCTGGTACTGTTAAGACTAACGGTAGCAAGCAAGAACTGAAGCGTACATCTGCTGGTGTTTACCATCGTATGCGTAACAACGGTAACCTCGTACAGTACAACCGTGGTGAGTTCACTGCGAACTTGATCCGTGCTGTGTTTGGTGACCTGTTCTATCGTCGTGTGGATGTTAAAGACCGTCGTGTTAAAATGTATACAAACGAAGCAGGTTTTGACGTGTTCCAACAAGCTTTGAAGACAGACGCTTTGAACAGTGGTCTTACCTTCATGGCTGATAGCGGAAACCGTTACATGCAGGGAGAAGGACAACACATCACTTACAACTTTGCATTCGATGCAATGGTAACTCGTGAGACTGGTCGTGTTGAACTGATTCACCTGAAAGAACTTGACCTTCCTCAAACTAACCTGGAATTTGGACAGAACAAGAAGTCTACCCCTGTATTCATGGTGTTTGACGTATCTCCAATGTCTGATGGTTCTATGGTTAACAACATCCGTGAAGTTCGTATGAAGGGTGCACCTTCTATGACTTGGGGATATATCGATGGAACTCGCCACCACTTAGGCTTTGCTAAGTCTCAGGGTATGAGCTCTGCGAACAAATTCCCAGGATATGAAATCTGGATGAAGGACCGTTGTGATGTATTCATCGAAGACCTGTCTCGTACAGTGTTGATTGAAGAAATCCCGCAGTTCTAAACTGCTGCAGCATAGCTGCACTATATCCGAGAAGAGAGTGCCCCCCACTTCAGGGTGGGGGAGCTCTTCTCAAATCACAGAGTGAGTGGATTGGGGGATTCCCGATTGCTGCTCCCTTCGATGGGAATCACTCTGCAAATAAACCAAATAAATAAACTACATATGGGTAAGTTAGGTAAAATCTCAACTATTAAGAAAGAGTATAACAACTCTCAGTTGCAAACAATGCAAGGTGGTCTAGCTCTTAGAGGGCTTACACGTATCCCTGGAACAGGGGTATTTAAGTATCCTTATAGAGAGCTTGATGGTAAATACCGCACAGGAGTTGATCCTGAGGCTGCCTACATTCGCAGAATCTCTGATCCTCTTGAGAGAGAATTAGAGACTGAGCGTGTAATAGCTTTAAGAGACAAACTTCAAGCTGCATTAGGAGATGTTGACTTAGGTCCTCGTTCCAACTTCTGGAACTATGGATTGTCTACATCCTCAAATGACTCATTGCATGTTCAGCCTGTAAAGTTGTTAGATGGAGATAATTTCTTCGATCTTTCTATTCCTCTCCAGGAATTGGCTTTCTCTTGGTTGCGTGTTCATCCCACAATTGCAAGCTCTTATCAAGCTTGGGAGCGTGGTGAATTTCCTGCAGATACACAGTTTTATGTGGCTGACGAGGATATTGAAAACGCAGTGATGTTCAAGAAAAAGCAACTCATCAATAAGGCTATTGTCAAGTTTGACAGTATGACCCCTGAGAGAAAAAGAAAAGTGGCTCGCTTGTTGGGATTGCCTGTAACTGATGATACTAAAGAGGAAGCAGTTTACAACCTTGTAGACAATGTTCTCAAACAAACCGAATTTAAAAACGGTAAGTATCAAGGGTTAAATCCTGTTGAAGTGTTCACACGCTTCGCAGATATGAAGGATAACTTACTCCATATCAAGGACTTAGTGAAACAAGCAATCACTCATTCCATATACCGACTCAGACCTAACGGTAAGGTTTATGAGGGTGAATTTGAAGTAGCTAAGGACGAAGATGATTTAATTAAGCTGCTTGCTGACGATGATAATCAGGACATGCTTCTGACTCTTGAAGGCAAGTTGAAAACTAAGAAATTAGCTGCAGTATGATACCAGTAGATAGTTTATTATATAAGATTGACCAAAAACTAAATAAACTATCGACCAATATTCACCAGCAGATAAACTTAGAAGATAAGATCTTAGCACTCAATGAGGCTCAGATAAAGCTGATAAAACAAAAGGTTGATGGTTTTAGTGTAGTAAGTGGAATGGGACTCGATGCTTTTAAGAAGCGTTATGAGGACCTCCAAAGCTTGGTCGTAACTTATAATCACCAACCTCTTGATCTTACTCTCAAGAACGCTGAACTAAATCAATGGTTTGCTAACATACACCTGCTTGATCCCAAGTACATGTTCTATATTGATAGTTATGTACTGGCTGACAAAGGGGTGTGTAAGGACAGAAAGATCTGGATTAACAGAGATCTGGCTAAACACGGTGACCTTCAGTTCATCCTGAACAACGATCACTACAAGCCTTCTTTTGAATATCAAGAGACTTTCAACTTCCTTTCGACAGATGAAATATCCATCTTCACTGATGGTACATTCACTCCGAGCAAGATTTACATGTCCTACATGCGTTACCCTGTATATATAAACAAGACAGGATATATCATGTTAGACGGGCAACCATCATTTGATCAGGACTGCGAACTTGAACTATATCTAGAGGATGAACTGTTAGACTTAACAGTACAGAACCTTGCGATGTACACTGAGAATCAACCTGCTGTACAGAACTCGATATACAGAATTCAAACGAACGAATAAATTTTTTTAATCACCTAAAATAAAGAAAAATGGCTGATTTTTCATTAACTACGCTCTTCGTAGTACCAGTAGGGCAAACTGCGCTCCCTAGCTCTGGATCTACGCAAGACTTAACAGCTGGTCAGGTAGGTATCTTCCTCAATGACTATAGCTTAGCAACAGCTGGTAACATTGCTGCTGCTCCCTATTTTTATGTTGCGCAGGGCCGTACTAACACTTATCTGCAAGGCTCTAAGCGTTCTGATAAGATTAAAGGTTGTCCTTCAGGTGCTGGTTGCAATACCAACGTAACTGAGTGGTACAAAGTGATTGGTTGCCCTACTCCTGTAACTCAGATTACAGACGTAGGAAACTGGAATGTACAGTGTGGTGACATCGTTACTATCACTTTGCGTGCTCACTCTAGCTACTTGGATACCCTGTACTTCAACGGTTTCACTCGTTCTATCACTGTAAATGCACCTTGTTGCGATTGTGGTGGTGATCCTTGTACTACTGTTGATGTGCCTGCTTTGATCGATGACATCATCCTTCACTTCTTGTATCAGGCTCCTGGTAACAACCCTGACAACATCACTTTCTCTGACTTCTATCAGTTCCAGAGAATTGGTGACGACCAAAACGCTTTCTTGCGTATCACTGGTAAGCCTCTTACCAAATATGGTCAGCCTTGTGATGTAGCAGCATTTCCTTTCGAGTATGACAGAATGTGGTTCCGTACATTCGTGTACAGCGGTCCCGCTACCACAGCTGACTTCATCGTAGCAGACAATTGTAACATTGTAGCTAACCCAGTGATTGTACAGCGTTCTTCTTACGCTGTTGGTACATCCGCTGAGATTGCTCAACTGGAGAAGAACTTCTACAGCTACCAAGCTGGTTACTTGAAGCACCTCTACAGAATGAACGGCTACAATGAGAACTTTGAAAGCTGGGTATCTGATGGTACTACCTACGATACTTACTACATCAAGTTCAACGAGCTGGATAAATCTGCATACAGCTGGGGTGACTACATCAAAGAAGATAGCACTGTAATCATCGCTACTCCTCAGACTGATGGTTCTGGATCTGCTAATCCTATTGGTGGACTTATCGAAGCTGTTCTTGAGGCTGGTTTGGGTACTGTAACTGCTGATAACTCTTGTATCACCACTACATCTACCACAACCACTGTATGGCCTTCTACTACTACTACATCAACTTTGATTCCGTAATAGTAAGGTAGGTACATAGAAATATTATATTAACCTAAGCCAGAGGTGAGAGGATTAAAACTCAATCCTCTGGCTTATTTATTTAAAACAACATGGCAGACTTGAAACTAGACATACTGGTGATTCCTACGTACAACACACTTACGTTGGGAGTTGCTGATGCATCTGTCTATCCTACAAACCCTCCTGTTGTTTCTGGAGCCACTATCGAGATTAATGTTCCTGGTTTTGGTATTGTAATTAGACCTTTCAGTGTTAATGATTTTAACATCTTCAACTCTTCAAACTTAGGCATCACTGCACCAGGTGTGGATCAACCACTTCCTGATGGTGTGTATCATTTAAAGTATTCTGTAGCGCCCGCATACCTTAACTTTGTAGAGAAGTCAATCATGCGTGTTGAGAAACTACAAGAAAAGTTTGATGGTGCATTTATGAAGCTTGATATGATGGAGTGTGATAGAGCTATCAAAACACAAGCAAAGGTGGACCTCACATCTATATACTTCTTCATCCAAGGATCTATAGCAGCGGCAAACAACTGTGCTGTAGATGAAGCAATGAAGCTGTATAACCAGGCAGACATGATGCTTGATAATTTCCTTAAAAATAACTGCGGTTGCTCTGGAAATAACTACGTAATAAACTTCTATTAATATGGCTAAATGTAGAAACTGCGGAGCTAACGTTGGGTGTGGATGTCAATTGATTAATGGTCTTTGTGGAGCTTGTAATGCAGCTGTTAAACAAGGACGAAAAATTATAACAAATGTTATCACCCAGGCTTACAAATTGTCCAGAATGCGCTAATATCCCAGCACTTATTGCTGAGATTGATTGCAAGTTAGCCAACCTGGCCAATAATTTGTACAACAATGTTGTGTACATTTTAAACCAACCTGTTCCTGGTGGAGCAATGTTGGACCTCCTGAATTACAGGAGGATTCTTGTTTATAAATATTGCAATCCTAATTATAACGCTGCCTTCACTGTAAATATGATTGCCAGCAGAGTTAAACTTCTAAAATTTAGATAAATGTCTTGTTCTAATTGCTATAATGGGTGTACAGAGATTGTATCCGATCAGTGCGTAAAATATACAGGAATTGATGTTCCCGTTTTGGGAATCAAAACTGGTGATTCGCTCTCATATGTAGAGCAAGCATTGATCGAGTTTCTCACATCTACACTGAATGGTGAGGGTATCAAGTTGGATATTAATCCTACCATCATTTGTGATATTATAAAGAAAAATTTAATTGCTTGTGAAGAGCTTAGTCTTCCTAATGTAATCACTGCTCTCATTAAGGCCATCTGTGAATTAGATGAACGTCTTACAGAATTAGAGGGTGATTTTGCTGCATTAGAAGGACCCTACACTGTAGGATGTCTCACTGGTGTAACTAGCACATCTGGAACTCATGCCATCCTTCAGGCAGCCATCACTAAGATTTGTGGTCTAGAGGTTGCACTAAATGCTCTTGCTCTAGATGTACATACAAACTATGTACAGATTGCAAACCTGAATACACTTATTGCTGCCTATCTAGCATCAATTAGTGGAGGTGGTGTCAAGTATAACACTAAGATGGTGCCCTACACTGTTGTAGAATACTATGGCAGTCTTACAGGTAACTTTGATACTACAGGTGCTGGTCTTGGTCTTTGGGAGAAAATCTACCTCTGTAATGGAAACAATGGTACACCCGATAAAAGAGGACGTGTACCAGTTGGTGTTACCGCTGGTATGGGTGGTGGCACTCTGAATCCTGCTGTTGACCCAGCTCTTGGTAATCCTGCTTATGCATTATTAGGAACACAAGGAACTAACTCTGTAATACTTACCACTAATCAGATTCCTTCTCACACTCACACTGCTAGTGCTGTAAGCACTGTAACAGATCCTGGTCACAAGCATAGTCTTGTTGCAGACACGTGGGCTGGTACTGGAGATAGAGGAAATAGTGTTAGTCCTAGTGGTACTGACTGTTTTGACTGGCAGAGCAAGGAAAGAGTTGATGTGGTAGATACAGCACAAACTGGTGTCACCGTAGGCACTACTGTCACAGTTGCTTCTGCAGGAGGAGGATTAGGCCATCCTAACTTCCAACCTGGTCTTGGATGTTATTACATCATGTACATTCCTTAATAGTTAAACTCTTTATATAAAATGATATTTCTGCCACCAAATCCTTGCTGCACAACAGTACCTTCTCCATGTGGCACGCATAATGGATGTGACCCTTGTAATGCATCTCCCATATCAACCAATAATGTTTTTTATAATGGTCCCACTCTTCCGTGTACACAAATTAAAAATTGTGACTCGGTAAGTGTGGCATTTCAAAAGATTGATGCTCAGATATGTCTTATTAAACAGCAAATTACAAATATATACATTGCTATAAATAATTGCTGCCCAACCACTACAACCACCACTACGATTATTCCTCCAAGTACAACAACTACCACTACACTACTTCCCCCAAGTACAACTACTACCACTACAATTATTCCTCCAACCACAACTACCACAACCACAGCTTTCCCTCCAACAACAACTACTACCACCACAATAGCATGTTCTTCTTGTACGCTGTATTCTGTAAATAATTCTACTGTTACAACTATTAATGTTGCCTACTATGCTTGTGGAGGAACTTATGTAACCACATCTATAACAGGACCTGATGTTATTTACATATGTGCATGTACAGGATCTGTTGTTGTTTCACCAGTACCTGGTGTAACTGTTACAGATCTTGGAGTATGTCCTACACCAACTACAACTACAACAACTACTATTCCTCCTACAACCACTACAACCACTACCACTGTTATTCCCCCAACCACCACAACTACCACTACTGTTATACCTCCTACAACCACTACGACTACTACTCTTGTTCCCCCAACAACAACCACTACAACAACTGAAGTACCTCCTCCTACCACTACAACTACCACTACAGTGTGTATTGATTGTTATGAGTATACTGTAGATCCTTTAGGAACTGCTAGTGTGTCTTGGACTAATTGTAATGGAACTGGTGGTAGTGGAACATTCACTGAACCTACAATCATTTCTTGTGCACAAGAAGGTAGTGTTTTAAATGAGGGAGGAGATCCAATAATTACACAAGGAACCTATTGTGGAAATTCTTGTGTCCCTCCTCCTACCACCACAACAACTACCACTTTAGTATGTGATAATTGCTATTCATACACAGTTACAGCTGATCCCACTGCAACAATTCAATGGATTAACTGTAATGGAACTACAGGAGACGCAGTGTTAAGTGACTCTACTCCTTATGCAATCACTTGTGCTGTAGAGAATAGTGTAGTGATAATAGGTGGATTTGCAAATATCACTGCAGGTACACTTTGTGGAAACACTTGTCCAACAACTACTACAACTACTACTGAAGCACCTCCTCCTCCTCCAACAACAACCACTACAACTACTACTTCTTGTATCACAAACGGATTCCCTACTAATGCCTATGCTGCCCTATTCTGGTCTCAGGGAGAAGTAGACACATCAATTACAATTAGTTGTGATGGTAATCCTGTAGTGGAACCTTCTCAATCTAAGTCTGTATGGATTGCATTCTTCTCAGATGCAGGTTTGACAACACCTTTGGCTACCACCCTAAATAGCTATTCTATTACAGTGGGTGGAACTCCATATCTGATTGGATCAGGAAGTACAGAATACGCATATTTTATTGACTACTTCCCGTATTCATCTAATCCTCTTGATCCTTTCACTTGTATACCTGGTGAAACAGTATTTGAACCTCTTCCTTCTTTGAGCGCTAATGCTTGCTTCACAGTGGTAACTGCAATTGGAATTACTCCTGGTGACATGATAATTCAAAGAGGAGCTGGAGATCCTACAACCAATGACTATACAGCAGATATGGCAAACTGTCTATATGGTCCTGGAAGTGGAACTGCAATTGGGGTGACAATTGATGCTGGTCAAGCTGGTCCTATCACTCAGTCCAACATAGCTGGATACTGTAACATAACAATGCGTCAGCTGGTGTTAGCGCAGGGATACACAATAACAATTGTGGGAACTGCCAATGATGGTAGCTCTGGTGAAACAATCAGTATACCTTTTGCAATATCAACAACAGTTAACTCTGTTAAGAATTACTTCCTAGATGGTAACCATAGCATCACGGTAACCGTTGATGAGATTCCGTAAATAGTCAAAAACTCCCTGTTTGTTGGTTTTCAGGGTGTTCTCCCTGGGGTTTCTACCCTGGGGAGTTTTTATTTTATAACTAACTTAGTTATCCACGCTAACCTGAGTGGTTAAAATAATTTGGAAAATATTAAAAAGTTTTGTACCTTTACTGCAATTTTAACTAAATCAAAATGTAAATGCCTGAAAATCAATCCCTTCTGCACCAGCTGGAGCAAATGCTACACTGGAAAAAGAGCAAGAAGTTCTATGCAGACAAACTCAACATTACAGAAAGTGAGGTGGATGAATTGATAAAGGAGCTGCGAGGCTCACAAGTGGCACAGGAAGAAGCAGAAGTTGGTAACTATATTGGAGAATTAGAGGATCAGGTGGTAAGGTTTTTTGAGGATATTCAGAAGGGAACAGGTGAAGTGGTACTCAACTCTAAGGAAGAAATCAAGAGTTTAGACGAGCTGATTGAAAAATGTAAGATAGATACAGATAAGTGGGAGATAACTAAATACGTCCAAAACTACTGGGGAAATGCTGACCAGCCTCACTATCAGGTGAAAGCTTGGTTGGGTAAAAAGAAGAATGAGCAGATATTCCAGGATAGCTTTATCAACTTCCTTGAGAACTATCGACCATCCTCCCCTGAAATAATGGCTCCAAAGTTTGACACAGCTAAGAAGGATGCCTGTCTAATTATAAACAAACAGGATGCCCACTTAAACAAGCTAGATATTGGAGGTGATAATGATATAGACAAACGCTTTGGTGATTTTATCCAGAGGGTGGAAATCATCTTAAATCAGGCTTCTTTAGCCAACAATCTCACAGATATCAAGTACATTATTGGTTCTGATGAGTTCAATAGTGAGTTCACTAACACAACTACAAAGGGTACTCCCCAGCAAAATATCCTCTCTTATCACGATGCTTTCCAAGCAATCTGTGATCATGAGGTGAGTGTTATCAACCTCCTCCTTCAGAAAGGTGATTCAGTTGATATAATCTTTGTAGCTGGTAATCACGATGAGTTTGTAGGCTGGCACTTGGCTAGTTGGTTACAAACCTACTTTAGAAACGAGGAGCGTGTGTTCTTTGACATCTCTCCAAGATATAGAAAGTATGTAAGTTACGGAACCTCAGCAATGATGTTCAATCATGGGGATGCTTTAAAACCAGCAAAACTTGCTCACTTGTTCCCTATAGAATTTAAAAACGAGTGGTCAGATCACGATAATTTCTACATATTTACAGGAGACAAACACCACGAGGTGAGTCTGGATTTCAACGGTATTAAGTTCTACCAGCTCCCTGCCTTCTCTACAGCCAAGAGTTCTTGGGATGATAAGAATGGATATACAGCGGTGAAAGGTGAGGTGACAGGATTCCTGATAGATTTTGTAGACGGAATAACGAACATATTCAAACAGTATTTATAATGGCTACTTTTAGGAAATTAGTTTCAGATGTACGCTCCATGCACAAGTTGCTCTCTACGGACAACTTGATCACGGATAGAGCTGTTATGTCTGAGATTAAGAACAATGCCTTCCTTCTGATTAAACGTGAGACTAATCTGAGGAAGCTTTGGGCTACTGACACAGTATTCACTACCATCCCCTGTCTGGAGATGGTAGAAGTTCCTATTTCTGAATGTTGTGATTATGTAGATCCTTGTTCTGTGGCTAGAACCAAGTTCAAACTTCCACGCATTACAGAGGGCAACTACCAGTATGTTATACAAGGTGTCTACTCAATTAATGCGATGAGTGGACAAGGAAAGAAACTAAAAGAAATAACCATCAACAGATACATTAATTTGCTTAAGCTTCCTATCATTAAGAAGGAAGAATACTACTGGATTTCTAATGGATATCTGTACGTAAACAATCCCCTCCTAAAAGCTATCAGACTTGTTGCTTTGTTCGAGGAGGATGTACCTAATTCCATTATGTATCCAGAATGTGGCTGTGGTACTCCAGAATACACAACAGAAGAACTATGCAAGAATCCTCTTGACAAAGAGTCTCCTGTTCCTGGTTACCTAGAAAAGCAAGTTCTTGAATTAACTTCTCAGAAGTTATTAGCTACCTACTTCAGGTTGAAAACAGACATCACAAGTGATGGAGTTGATGGTCAAGCACCAAACGCTCCAAACTTGAGATGATATGCGAATCAAAATAGACTGGAGAAGCGCCAGTAAAGAAAACTACAACAATTTCTGTAAGAAGAATCCCTCTATCAAGCTGACGTTTGATCAATGGAGAGATGTTATCTACACCTATAACGAAGCTTTCAAAGAATACATCCTAGAGACAGGAGAAAGAGCAAGGCTTCCGTTTGGATTTGGTGAGTTCTCTATTAACAAGAAGAAGCGTAGAAAGATGAAAGGGGTGGATGGTAAAGAGTTTGTAAACCTACCCATCGACTGGAAAAAGACCAAAGAGAAAGGTAAGCGCATCTACAACTTCAACTTTCACACAGAGGGTTATTTCTTTGGATGGGTTTGGTTTAAAGAAACAGCCAGATTTAGACACTCAGGGCTATGGTATTTTAAACCCTCCAGAAACACATCGAGATTGTTGTCACACTTTATCAAAACTGACGAGAAGTATCAGCACATTTATAACGAATGGAAAAAATAATCTAGATGTCATACTATTACAAATATAACTTCATCTCTCCTGAGGTTGTCTATTCCACTGTAAAAGAGGAGTTTAAAAGCTACTTTGATACAGGAGCTATAGATGATCTTATGTTCCCCACCTATCTGGACAAGTGTCTTAGAAAGCTGGGTAGAGCAACATATGTAATTCAAGAGCAGGTGTTGTACATCTGTGACTATGAATCTAGACTTCCAGATAACTTCTATGCTGTTCGTGAAGCGTGGCTTTGCACAGCTGTAAATGGCTTCCCTTATCAGCAAGCTAACTCTTTCTACTCACAGGCTGCTAGCTCTACAACAATTCAGGTGAGCCCTGTTATTGTGTACGGCAATCCTTGTGAAGCTGGTAACTGTGGTCAGGAGTTCTGCCCTAAATGTATGCCCAATCTAGTACAGGCTGTTTATAAGACAAACAACCAAGCCCCTGTACTTTATACAAGAGAGTATCTCCTGAAACCAGGAAATATTTCTGCTAGAAATAACTGTGGAGTGGACTATACCAGCAATTGGGAATTCTATCAAGAGGCACCCCCTCTTCGTGAGTTTACCCCTGGCTCTGCTGGATATGATTCATTTGACATTAGAGATAATAAGTTTGTAACCAACTTCCGTAATGGAGTGGTGCATTTGATTTTCTACGCTACAGAATATGATGCTGGTGGTAATCAAATGATCCCTGATAACTTCCGTGTGAGAGAATATATTGAGGCTTTCATCAAGTACAAAATGATGGAGACTCTCACCAATCAGACTAATGATGAGACCTTTAATCAACTACAACAAAAGCTTGGATATTACAAACAACAAGCTGAAGAGGCATTCATCATGGCTGATATTGAGATTAAGAAGCAAGATCCGTGGGCTAAGCAACGTAGAATTAAGAACGACCTGAACAGATTTAATATGTATGAACTTCCCAACCGAGTTGGAGGAATGTATGGTTGGAGACGTAATAATTAATAACCAATGGCTGAGCAAGAACAAGGGAGTATTAGACAGGAGTTCAACAACGCTACCACTGGCTTAAACCTAGATCAGACTCTTAATCAGATTGGTAAAGGTAAGCTAACGTACGCGCTGAACGCTGCTGTAGAAAACTTTGACTCAAATTCTGTAAACTATCAGAATGAGCCAGGGAATGAACTTTGCGTTACATTCCCTTCTGGCTTTGTATTAATTGGTACACATTCCATCCAAGAGAAGAACAAACACGTATTTTTTATTACCAACCCAGAAACAGGTGCTTCTCAGATAGGGTACATGGATAATAACGATTGTATCTACCATAAGTATGTAGATGCTCCCTGTCTTAATTTCAACATTAATCATCCTATTCATAAGTCTGTCCACAAGATTACAGAGTGCACAACAGAGGTGTATTGGACAGACGGACTTAATCCTCGCAGATATATTGATCTCAATCCTGAAAATCTACCCTATATTCTTATAGGAGGTACACCTGCCTGCGATCCTGTTTACAGTGATCAAATAGATTGTAATGGATTAAATGTACAGCCCGACTTTGTTATTCCTCAACTAGATGTTACAAATATAGTTTCAGGTGGTGAGTTGGAGGCAGGTACATATCAGTTTGCTATTCAGTATTGTGACTCTGCTTCTAATCCTTACACTTCCTACTACTCTGTTACCAATCCCACTCCTATTGCTGACCCAAGTATCACCACTGCTAATTTTAATTATCCAGTGGGTAGATCTATTGAGCTCACTGTCAGCAACTTAGATAACACAGGACTCTACCAATACTTTAATATAGCAGTTGTTAGAACTATAAATGCTATCACATCCGTACAGTTGATAGGTACGTATTTTATTGATGGTCCAAGTCAGGTGATCACTTACTCAGGTCAAAACAAGACTAATGTTCGTCTTACAGTTGATGATATATTTGAGAAGTTTCCTTATTACGAGATTGCTCAGGACGTAACAGCTGTGCGTGATATTCTTGTATGGGACCAACTTACATCTGTTGAAAGAATTAACTACCAGCAGATAGCTAGTGGCATCACCCTCCAGTGGGAAACCTACCGTATTCCTAGCACAGAAACTTATGCAGACGAGCTAAATGCTACAAACCTGCGTGGGTATCTAAGGGATGAAGTGTATGCTTTTGAGATTGTATTCCTCCTACATAACGGTAAACAAACTGATGGATTCCATATCCCTGGAAGAGTAGCAGTTAATAATGATTTAGTTCCTGTTCCACAAACTAATGATGATTTCATAGGTGAGCCAGATCCTATTACAGGAACCAGTCCCTATTGGAAGATATATAATACAGGATCTGTATCAGGATTCTCTCCTGGCTATTCTCCAGCAGCAAGTTACAAGGGTGCCTATCAATATGGCGAATTTGCCTACTGGGAGTCTCTAGAAGAATATCCTTGTAACAAAGAATTATGGGGAAACCTAGCTGGTCAGAAGATCAGACATCATAAGTTTCCAGATGTTCTAGTGAGCCCTATATTTGAGTCTGCCCTATTCACAGGACAAGACACAATGGTGATTCAGAAGGATGCTGTCTTTCCAATGGGTGTAAAAATAGACGTACAACAAGTACAATCTCTCATCCAAGCATCCAATCTCACCACTGAACAGAAGAATCAGATAGCTGGATTTAAGATTATTCGTGGTGACAGAAGCACCAATAGATCTATCGTAGCTAAGGGTATTCTTAGAAACATGGGTAAGTATAACCGTGAGGGTACAGAATACTACTTCCCCAACTATCCTTATAACGATCTTAGACAAGACCCATTCTTGCTTGAGAAGAGCAATGCTTATACTGTTCCACTTGCTGCAACAAGCACCACCTCTATATGTAGAGATTTCAGCATCTATCCAACAGCTGCTGGTCAAATTGAATACCTTGACTGTTACACAGGAGAAATAACCACCAGGGATATCACGCCTGCTGAGGTGGGAACTATTATTCACCTGTGTGCTCTTGACTATCCAAAACCTACCTTTAGAAATGGTGCTGCTGGATCAATAGGATCTAACACTTATAATGTATATAGGATTACAATTGATTTAGTCCCTTCTACACCACAAACTGTTGTATTTAGATTGGTTTGGCCAATTACCAGATGTGGCTTGTACCAAGGAAACCCACTTCCACCTCCTGCAGGATATGCAATGCCTGGTGGTCCTATTGATGGTTGGACAAAGTATTGTGCTCTTAATCCTTCAGTTTCTTGCTGTGACTCGGTTTTTAATAAACCTCTTGACCTGAGTAATCAGTATCTAGCAGTAGACACTGGTGGATCAGGTAGCTATTCTTTCTTAGTTGCATCACTGACATCACCTACATTTGATCAAAGTAATCTAGGTGCAGGTACAACCTTTAAGATAGAATATGTTCGTTCAGTGGGAACAAGCAATTGTTATCCAGACAAACTGGATGCTTTTGGTGATCCCGCATCCCAATACAGACATGTATTTAACTCTCCTGAGACTTCTTTTGGACAGCCATTCTTGGGTAGCATTCTCAAACTAGAGAATGTAATCTATGGAGCTGGTAGAGCTCACTTTGTGCAGGTGAACAAGAACGCCATGTACAGGCTTCTAAGTGCTGAGGCTCAGCAGGATGCATTGAATAGTGCTAATAATATAGCAGCTATCACAAATCCCTACAATGCTACAGCTCTCTTTGCTGCCTATCAGTCCTATCTTACAATCTATGTAAATGGTATCACCAGACGTAACTATGCCTACTCATATAACTCTACAGCTAGTTATGATTATAGTAGTGATATCAACAATAACTTAGGTGTTAAACAGCGTGAGCTTGATTTAAAACAATATCTAATTCCTGGTGTACAAGGGGTAGGTGATGATAAAGTTGTAAATAACTGGAACAGAGAAAGTTCTGTCTACCTAAAGACAAATGCTAACAGACCGCCTCTACCATTCCCCAACCAGACACCTACTATCGGTGGAGCAGTTAACGATAGATCTAGAATGACTCTTAGTGCTGCTGGTGTTAATGGAACTGATAATAACTGTAGCACTCCTGCTAAGGAAGAATACATAAGTACAATATCCTATTATGCATCTCTGAAGAATATATATGCCAATCAATATGGGCAGATCTATTCTTATGCAACTGTAGATACAGGATTCCAAAGAGATATCACTCCTCTGACAGTAAGCACTGCTACGTTCTTTGGAGGTGATACATTCATCAGTAAGTTTGCCTTTAAGACCAAGCTTCCTTTCTTTATTGATAATAGGGTGAATGCTCCTGATGATAGTGATATATTCTACGATGAGATTGGTAACGTTGCCTATCCAAAATACTGGCACTCAGCACGTTCCATCCTCACTACAGCAACAGCTGGTCAACAGAATCTTACAAACTTCATCTCTATTAAGGCAAATCAGCTAGACTGTCCTAATAGTCAAACTCCCATCACAAGTCCTGGTAGAACCTACTATGATGGTAAGATGTATGTGTTTGCTTATGGTATTCCTTATTTCTATTGTGAGAGTTCCTATAACGTAGATCTACGTCAGGCTTTCAATAATAGAGAAGGTGACTTCTGGCCTCACGTAAGTACAGGTATTCCTGATGACTGGGTACAAGAAAATTATGTACCTATTTCTCAGGATAACACTTACTATTATAATGTAACATATAGTAAGCAGAATAAAGAGAATGTATTTACACACCTGCCATATGACTGGAAGGCTATATGTTTCACACAGTATCCGTTTAGAGCAATCTATTCAGATGCACAGAATATAGATGCTGATAATACAGTGAACAACTGGCTCACTTACAGAGCTATATCTTATTTTGATTTCCCTCAAAACTTTGGAAATCTTATTTCTCTGGATGGAATTCAGAACAAAGCTATTCTGGCTAGATTTGAGAACAAGAGCTTGTTGTACAATAACCTGTTAACTATTGACACTAGCAATCCTCAAGCAGCTTATGTTGGTAATCCATCTCTATTCAGAGGAGCACCTCCAATCGATTTTGCCGAAACTGATTTGGGATATGTAGGAAGCCAACACAAGATGCTTCTTAAGATTCCACAAGGACAGGTTACTGTAGATGCTAAACGTGGTCAGATATTTCTGGTTGCTGGTACACAGGTTACAGATCTGTCAGCCTTTGGATCAGGAATGAATAGGTTCTTTACAGACCATCTGGCATTTGAAATCTTGCGTTACTTCCCAGATATGCCTATTGATAACCACTTCAATGGTATTGGTTTACATGGGGTGTATGATAGTAAATATGATCGTATTATCATCACAAAGCTTGATTATATACCAAACAGTAAGGATGTTAAATGGGATCCTGTAACTAATGAGTTTTATGTGGATAATGTATATCCTCAAAATCCTCCCACTACTACCAGCACCACTACATCCGCAGGCACTACAACTAGTACAACTACTAAACCAGGCACTCTTACAACAACTACTACTATTGCTCCTTTGGTTACACGCAAGGTAGTATATCTAACAGATACAGAATACTTCTGTAATAAGAGCTGGACAGTGTCTTTCAACTTCAACACAAAGAGTTGGATAAGCTTCCATAGCTATCTACCTAACTGGTATATTGGAGAGAACAACTTCTTCTATTCTGGTATTAACGGCTGCTGTGATGACTTTGATGTATTGGCTGCTACAATTGGACCTGTTCCAACTACCACCACTACATCTAGTACATCTACCAGCTCCACTACATCAACCACTACAACAAGTACATCTACTACATCAACTACTAGTACAACTACTACAGCTGTTCCCACAACTACCACTACCACTACAGTATTGCCTTGTGAGTGCTGGACAGTGTTAAATGGAGATGTTTTACCAGTAACTTACAAATACACAGATTGTGAAGGTGTTCAGCAAACTAACACTTTGTCTGTAGGAGTCTCTACAGAGCATTGCATTAAGGCTGGAAGTTTGTTTATAGTTACTAGCCCAGCTGGTGGTATACTGTACAAGTACAATTGTGGAACACCTTGTACATCTGAAAAAGACTGTGCTTCTTGTATTCCAACCACAACTACCACTACAACTATAGAACCAACTACGACCACCACTACAAGCAGTAGCACAACTACAACCACTACAACCTCTTATTTGGACAACTGTACAAACTATCTTGTTGAACCAATTGGTTCTATTCAACTTAGCTGGTCAGAGTGTGGAACTGGTGAACCTGCCTTGGGCTCATTTACCACCACTGCGAATGTTTGTGCAATCACAGGTTCAATAACCATCACTGGTGGATCTGGAACTGTTTCAGCAAGCGGTTTCTGTATAGTGTAAAAGAATAAAAGAATGTCAAAAACAATCATCATAAAGTTAACTAGCTCAGGGCCTACAGCAGGACCCTTTACAATTAGCACTGAATACGGTACCATTCTGGCAACAGATGTTACCAGAGATGAGCTGATTCAAGGAATTAGTTATGTTGTAGATGATAATGTTATCATGGTGACGGTTGAGTCTACTGGCAAGTGTAAAAACAAAAAGACATTCCCAATCACTGTTACAAACATTGTAGCTTTAGCAGCCACAGAATATACAAGAACCACAACAGCTTGTATCTGGAGGCACCTGAAGAATCCAGTGATATATAACTACTTCTACGGAAACATCGAACCTTACATCATTGAGTATCCATTTGCCTACTCTTATCAGGATGAGATCCTACAGAGTGTGCAAGACTATACCAAAGCGTATAAATACTTCCCTGATATAGATGGTGTGTCTGATGACAGCCGCAAGATAGAAACTGATGATGCTTGGTTCAATAAAGCTGTAGTTTACAATGGTCAACAGTCCTCTGGTATTCTGGAATTGGTTCCTAAACCAATCAACAACCTCAAGGACTACTTGAAGTATCCTTTATATAACACTGGTAGTAAGACAATTACGTTTACTAAGAGTGATAACTTCTACCAGTACAACACATTCTGGTCATTGGTTAAGTATAAGCAGGAACCTCTTTTCATACGTACATGTGAGTCCTTATCTTTGGATAAGGTGGTAAACCAGGCTAATATGGACTATGGTAAGAGATCCTTCAAGAAGGAACCTCTGAGAGCTAAAGAGTTGAAGGTGAGACACATACTGGATAATCGCTCCGATGCCCACTTGGTATCTCAGTTCATTATTACACCAGCCCAAATCTCTTACAAGTAATATGGCAAAGAAACTCACCAAATCAAAAGCAAAAGAAATCCTGCACGACAAGAGCGTGCACGGACATCCTTTGACAGACAAGCAAAGGAGATTCTTTGGTGCTATTGCTGGAGGTGCTAAGCCCTATAAGGCACAGAATGGATTTATTGGTCCAAGTGAGGATGAAAGTGGAGAAACAGATTTTCTGAGAAAATGGATGGATTCTCCCAAGTATAAACAGATGCTTACTAAAAGCACAGTCTCACCAGAAGAATTTAAAACTATAGCTAGTGGTAGATTAGAGAATATAAACAGACCTTACACTAAAAGTGAAATAAAAGAAGACGATATTCTAAATCAAGGAAATATAGCTAGTACAAATATTCTATATTCACCTAGACAATATGCTAATCCTTTTATACCTGGTTCTGTAGATAGACCTTCTGAAAAAATTGGATTTGATGTAAGATATAGTCCTGAGAAATTTGCTTCTGTGTCTCCTTTAGAAAGAGCATCTATTTTAATTCATGAAAGAAGTCACACCAGTGACATGGATTTTTATGATCCATATAATCCAGAAACATCTATCATACCTGCTAAAGACAGAGAGATGATTGGCAGTCGTGATGAACTAACTGGATATAAAAGATATTTAAAAAATCCAACAGAAGTAAGAGCTAGATTAAACGAACTTAGATTTCTTGGAAAAGATCTTGGAGTCTACGATCCTTTTAATGAAAGCATAAATTTAGAACAACTAAAACAACTTAACAAAAAAATACCTTTTTCAAAGACCAGAGGAGCTTCTCCATACGAAGAATTACGAGAATTATATACACCTGAAGAAATAGTTAATCTTTTAAACAGTGTCTCCAAAGTTTCTAAAGGTGATATTGATCAGGCACAGAACGGTATTGAGGGAACAATGGGTGGATTAACAGATAAAGGATTTAATTATAATGGTGCATGGGGTGGTACAATGCAAAATGGTGGGAAAGTTAATGATCCAATTACCCCATATTCTAGAGATTATATTAACAACTTTCGTAACCAATGGGTTGCTCATTATAATCAACCTGCTCCATCTTTATTAGAAGATGATAAATTTGATGATTTCTTTCATAAAAAACAAACAGAAATTCCACTTGTTCCTACATTTTATACAGGTTGGTTAAAGAAATTTCCTGATGGAAGCAATGAAAAAAGAGCAGGAGATAAAAATAATCCTCCTAAATCTATGGGTAAACCTACAAAGGGATTTGAGTGGGTTGAAAATTTTCCAGATATACCAGAAAGATCTAGCGGTAATATAGAAAAACTTAGTACTCTTATAAGAGCTGTTAGAAATGCTGAATTTAAAAAACCTGAATGGAACAGAGCTGTAAGATTTAATAGTGGTGGTAACATCATGCCTGCTATGGCTGGTGCTAATCAGACAGTCTCTATGGCTCAATTAGGAGATAGTGTTAAACCCATCCCAATGCAACTAGCAATGGGAGGTAGTCTTCCTGGTGCTGTTGGATTCACGTACGCACGTACAGTGGGAGCTGCTCCTTCTAACGGTCCTTACGCTAAGAAGACAAAAGCTAGTGCTCAGAATGGTCAGGAGATGAAGTTCTATCAAGCAGGACTGGATTTTAAACCTAAGACTATTAGTCAAGATGGTTCAGAAATACCTGTAGACTCTATGGGCTATTGGAACCCTGACAATTGGGGCAACCCTGTAATCATCCCATCCACAGACATCACTATGGAGGGTGTAGATGTTCCATTGATTGGTATCTCTGACACAGGAGATGTTCAATACATGGAGCCTGGAGAAGACTATCAGTTTGAAGGAGATTATGTAACAGAATATCCTGTAGCCCAAAGAGGTAAAAAGGTATATAGTTCCAAAGATATAAAAGCAAAACCTCCATATCCAGAATATCCTGAGGGTGATCCTCGTAGACATGGTTTATTTAATAAATATAGTAAACAACCTGAACCTATTTTTGTCGATAATCCTAATGACCCTAGACTAAAAAACTATCAGGATAGTTTAAGTTTATACAATGATTATTTGAAAGATGTAAAATGGGCAGCTGATTATTACAGAACAAATGTAAAGAATGTTTTAAAAGGATTTGAGCACTTAAGAAGACCCATTGGTTCAAAAGAATATAAAGAACATTATAATTGGATAAAGAAGCATCCAAAGGAAGAAAAAAGTCACCCTACTATAAAACCTACAGCAATTTATGATTTTGGTGAACATGCTTTCACTGGTACCAAAGAATATAAAAAACCAGTACAGCCTGTTAAATATAAAAAGCCAGAACCTAAACCAGTTGAACAACCAAAGGTTGTAGAAAAACCAGCCGCTGCTGAACAACCAGCTGCTAAACCAAAATACCAGATGAAGGGAGATGCTCCTATCTATGGTCCTAATAATTCTTTAATAGGTATGTTTAATTGGGATACACAAGAGTTTTATCCTGATTATGAGAACACGGCAGGTAGAAGATCTGCAAATCAGAAGGATATAGATCTGTTGAATAACGCTGAGGAGCTATCATCTTTCTTAAGAAGAAAGGGTGCATACAGTCCAAAGATTATATCTAAACAGAGGAATGGTGGTGTGAATAATGCTGATGCTCAACCTCTCAAAAAGCTAGATCAATTGCTTAACTTTACAAACTATAACAAACCAACCAAGAATAATTGGTTAGACAAATATAACTAATATGAAAAAACAGATCCTCAAAATTGCTGGTGTCAAGTCTGAAAAGGAATTCTACAAGAAGTTTCCTACAGAAGAAGCATTTATGAAGGCACATGGTAAGGCTTTTAAAAAAGCTCAGATAGGTAGCTATATTACTAGCCAGGCTGAAATGCCTGTCTACAGCCCTGCTGATGTCCGTGGGATGTATGATGAGCTTGAGTATCAGCTCACAGGTCTAACCAGTTCTGACCGAGAGAAAATAGAAGCTCTTGGAGGAGTTGCTGATCAGTATGGTATAGATCCCGATACATTACAATCTGCATCAGAAGAAATCTTCACTGCACCACCTGCAGATGCCAAGCGTGGTAAGAAGATTAAGAAAGCTCAAACTGGAAATGAAGTTGAGCCAAGAGTTGAAAACTATCCTGACTATAACTC